GAGAAGCCCTTGCACTTGTAAGCGGGTCCGAGGATGAGCGAGTAAAAGCGGGCGCTTTGAAATTAGCACTAGATGCACTTGGAAGACGCCAAAGCTTAGCGGGCCTAGATAGAATTACACTCGAAGCTAAAATTGAACAAAAAGCCACAAATTGGACGGAACAAGCGGCGGCGGCGGGCCTAAGCGCTGATGAGCTAAAGCAAATTGGAGATATTACAAGCCGGGCCTTAAGCCGAAAATCTGAAAACTAAAAAAGTTAAAATCCTAACCTTCAATAAAGATCCATTATCGAAAGTTAGAAAAATAAAAAGTTTATGAAGGTGACAAAATGCAAGTGGCAATAAGACCAAATCTTAATAAAAATCAGATAATTACAGTACACAAGGACACGCCGTGAAAGATACAGACGCATTTAATGACCAGCGACAGCTTAAACCCAAAATCATCCCCCGAACATTGGGTAAACTTGGCCGACTCTCATACTTGGTTCATAACATCATAGGACACCCCGTCGCCGAAATCTTTTGGATTCTTGGACTAGAGAGAGCCGGTGACTATGTACATGATATTACAGTGCCATATCCCGACACTAAAGAATAAAAAGAAACCCCCGCCGGTAAAAACCAACGAGGGCCCTTTTTCGTGAACCCTAGCCAAGCTAAAACTCGACTAAGGCCCTGACTTTTAGCAACTAGAGTGCTCTCTCACATTTTACGTTTGTCTCATTAGCTCTAACGATTGAGCCAGCGCTTATGTGATCAGTTATTTTTAAACTTTTTATTCAGCGCTCTAGCCGCCGCTTTGCTCTCTTGATCAATAAAAGCCATATTTTCACTTGTAAGATCGTTTTCTTGTTCAACGGGTCTGATGACAAAGGCCCCGCCCTTTTCATGCGTTCTAAGCGCCGTTTCTAAACTCTCTAAATGATCGGTTAATTTTTCATAGATTGCTTCTAGCGCTGGGCGGTCGTCGTTTAGCTCAATGATCATCATTCTAAGCTGATCTAGGGGCGCTAGTATGCTGCTCTTGTATCGTTCTTCTGTTAGCTTGATCATGTTCTCCACCTTTAGCACTGAATAAAAAACCTTAGTGAGTCGTCTCTTGACTCTAGTAACTCAAGGCCCGCATTAATCAGACGGCTCTGCATTTCTGTACTAGATAACTGCTTACAGTGGTCGGCTCTGACGGGGTCGCCTTTTTCCCCGATTTGATACAATAACCATTCTGGTACAAGTAAGCTTGTCTCAATGGCATAAGCGGGCTTTTCTGATAAATCAAGGTTAGCGGCTAGGGCCTCATGCATTGCTATACGCAATACATAAGCTTTTGTTAATTCACCGTGTAGGAGGTGTAAATTATTGTCGCCAAATCTTCCAAATAGGGTGCGTAATCGTTGCTCATTTATTGCTGTTAATCTGCATTTAATTCGTTTCATTCTCATCTTAAAAGTCCTTTCTTACATAGCGCTTTGCCCAATTAATCTTCTCTTGCACGTTCTCCGGCCCAATTTTTTTACAGTACCAAATCATGAGAGAGTAACTGACTGATTTATGCGTTCCGTTGGCGCCGTGTATCAAGTGCCTGACTTGGCGCTGGCTTAATTGTTCATCAAGTGCATGAATACAGTTGAGCTCTTTCTTTTCTTCGGGGCTTGGTTCGCTGCACATATACAGCGCCACGGTACCGGCAATGCATAAGATATTGAGCAAGGCAATTATTAGATCTTTGAATAGTTGCTTATCGGGTGTCATTTTCTTTTCTTTCTTTCTTTCTTGGTTCGGGTTCTTAGTAGTTAGTTAGGGTAAAAGGGGCCTTGTAGTCAGCAAGTGGGAGTAATAACCTAATTTCAAACATCATGCCTACGTTTTGCGCTTCTCCGGTTTCAATCAAGCGTTTCATTGATTCAATACAGTGTTCATCCTCAAGATTAGCGGCTGCTAGCTCTGCAAAGGTCAAGATGCGCTCTGATTCGTCTGCATAGTCCTTGAGGATTAGCGGGGTCTTCTCACACATTAAATTGATCACATAGCCTAAACGCTGGCAATAAAAGCATAGATTCATAAAAGTGCTCATGTTCTTTCTTTCGGGGTTAGGGGTTCTTAGTGCTGGCTTGTATGTAGATTATAAAAACTTACATGGTTAGAGTAGCGCTTGATGAGGCTGATAATGTGCTCTCGATCTTCCGTGCTACATTCAAAGCAATAGGAATCGGATGTTAAAAAATCGTACTTGTAAACTTTGCCGTAAGCATAATCAATCCTTAACGGTGCTGGCGTTCCGGCGGGGCTTAGCTTCTCAAAATAATCTGATAGGCGGTCCAAGTGTCTTAGTAGTTGTTTGTTTGAGTATTGCTTAATTGTGCTGTCTTTTAATAGCTTCATGGTGCTTTCTTTCTTTCTTGGTTCTTGGTTCTTGGTTCTTAGTTAGCTTTAGTGATTAAATTAAATAGATGCCCGTGGTATTTAGCAACAAGCCCAACAAGGCCCGCATGATCAAGGTATAGGACGTCATAGTGATCGGCGACAAGTTTTGAGACGATAGGGCCTTGGCTTGTTCGGTCAATGTGTAGAGGTGCTTTAGTATTTGTTAAACGGGCGATTTCTTTACAAGTGATTTCGAGAAGATTTAAAAGGTCGTTAGTAGTTTGTGCTTTCAGTTGGCTCATGTTCAAGTCCTTAGTGTCAGTGTTTTAGTGTCAGTTTTCATTGTTTATGAGATAGGTATACAGACATATACTACCCGTGTCAAATAAAAATTATCTTTTTTTTTCGTTCGTTGTATAATGCCCGAAAAATACAGCACAAAAGGGGCGCCGGATGTATGACGATGATGATACTTTAGACGATTTTGCAACTTGGCTAGATAAAAAAGCGAAAGCCAGAGCAAGCGGACGATTGAGCGTAGATGATGCAATTAGCGCTTATTCAGAGTATACGGGGCTCGATATAGAGTATAATGAAGCGATAGCGCATCTAAGCAGCCGATTTGAAGCACGCTTAGACGAGCTCACCGGTGAGTTATTGTTTTATGCTGTAATCTATGTATGATATAATCCCGACAATGATCATTTAAAATGGAGTTATGAATATGTTCACTGATCTAATTAAGGGCGCCAAGAAAGGCGCTAACTATGACTATGACATGGAAAAGGCGAAAGACGAAATCAGCGACGAGCGCCTAGACGAAATTATGGCGGAGTTGTTTGGCGGCGCCGGTTCAGAAGATGAGGACAAAGCGCCAGCTAAAGCAAAGAAAGCCAGAAAAGCTATGCCCCGTGCTGATTTGTTACGAGCAATGAATAAGGGCGCCGACATGGAAGAAGAAGAAGAAGAAGACGAAACAGAGGACATGGAAAAAGGCATGAGCCGCCGTGAAATGATGAACAAGGTCTACAGCATGGTTGATGACCTTAGCGACAGTGAGCTTGATCAGTTTTTGTCTAGCCGTGACATTAAGAAAGCCCAAGCAATGGCGATCTTCCACCAAATGAGCAACAGCGACTTAAAAGATTTTATGAGCGCTAGTGCAGCGAACGGCGAGGGGGCCCATGAGTCAATGGGTATGAATAAGGGCGCTGATATGGATGACGAAGCCGGCGCAATGGATAATGTTGACGAGTTTGACGAGTAAGAAGCTGTTCTATGTTCTTTGATCTAGTGAAAGCGAAAGCGCCGAAAGTCCCAGCGAAATATCTTGAGGGCTTGACGGGTACAGAGAGAGAGGAACGAAGACAAGAGCTCATTAGACGCATGAAGTCAGGCGGAAGCTTTGAGCCCTTGCCAAGTGATAAGGGCGCCGAAACTAAACCGAGCAAGTACAGCCGTACAAAGTTAGCCGCCGAAACCCGCAAGCGCATGAGGGGCAACAGTAAAGACGAGTTTTTATCGGTTGTCAGTAAACTAACCGGAATCAAGCGCAGCATCTTAAACGAAGTGCACGAACGGGGGGCGGCGGCGTGGGCCACGGGTCACCGTGTAGGCGCTTCACAAATTGCTTGGAGCCGTGCAAGAGTCTACAGCTTTGCAACAGGTGGAAAAACACAGAAAACAGCAGATAAGGACCTTTGGAAGAAGCACAAAGAAAGCTAGTAAAGGAGAGAGCATGAACCCCGAGCAACTACTAGCGACAGCCGGCGGGCGCCGTATGTTAAGCGCAGCAAGTCCACAGTTTTTTGATGCGTACTATTGCGGGATGCGGAGAGCGGCGCACCGAGACAAATGGCTTGATCTATTCGAGAACCAAAGCACCACGGCCCAGCAAACGGGCGTAAAGGGTAAATTGTTGGTATTGGCGCCCCGTGACCACGGAAAAACAGAAGTGGCGATCACTTATGCGACTAGAGCCTTGTGCTTAGATCGAGATATAAGAATCCTATGGATAAGCGAGAGTCAAGGCCAAGCCGAAAAGCGCATGAGAAGAATTACAAGTTTATTGAATAGCGCTAGGATAGTTGAAGATTGGACCCTAGAGCCGGAAGCGGGGGCCCCGCCATTTAAAGGCGCTGACACCAAATGGACCAACAACCTTTTATATCTACAACGAACAAGAGAGAGCGTTGATGCATCACTAGAGTGTATCGGCGCCGGCGGTGCCGTGACCGGTGGTCACTTTGATCTAATTATATGTGACGACATACAGGACGATAGAAACACATATACCGCCGGAGTAAGATCAAAAACCCGTGAGTGGTGGCGTGGTACAGTGGCGCCAATGTTAAGCCGTGGGGGCTCGATCTTGGTTATTGGTACGAGAAAACACCATGATGATTTATTTAGTCATTTGATAGATGACCCAACGTACCGAGTAATACATGACCGAGCGATCATTGAGTGGCCGGAGAAATACGACTTTATACAGGCGGAAGATGAGAACGGGCGCCAGATCATTACGGGCGTAGATGTAAAAGGGGGCTCATCCCTTTGGCCCGAAGAACGGCCGCTTGATTATTTGTTATTGGAACGGCGGGCCGTGGGTAGCCGTCTATTTGCCCGTGAATTTCAAAACGAGGTGCAAGATGAGTCTAGCGCAGCTTTCAAGATGAGTTGGTTAGAAGCCGCAATGAAACGGGGCGAACGGTACAGCTTAGGGGAAATCCCGCCAGATGTGACTGATTTAGTACAAGGTTGGGATTTTTCACTTGTAACAGATGCCAAGGGCGCCGAAGCAAGAGACACTGACTACACAATCGGAATCACTTGGGGCCGTGCCGAGAACGGCGACCGGTACTTGATTGATATATTCAGAAAGCGGGGCATGAGCCCGACAGAATTACAGGGCCGTGTACTTGGAGAGTATGCCAAGTTTGGGCAGCGGGTCCGAGTTGTAGCAGTAGAAAAGAACGCCTTTGGCGAATTGCACTATCTTGGACTACAGCGTTCAAGTGATTTACCCCTCAAGGGGCACATTACCCATGCACGAAATAAAGCGGACCCGTGGGAGGGTGTACCAGCGCTAAGTGTACTTTTTGAAAACAACAAGGTAATCTTACCAAGTGCGACCGAGCGAGACAGAGAACGCCTAGACCCTTTAATTAATGAGCTCTTTGCACTAGGTAAAGCCCGCCATGATGACACAGTCATGGCGCTATGGATAGCTGAAACTTGGCTAAGAAAGAGCGGTTTTACATATACCATGGACTTTGGCGGTCGTGAATATACCGGAACGAGTGACGAGCGCTTATTTGCTGATGATGAAAATTATACAGAAGCAGAGTACAGAGAAGCGACAACCCGTGAGAGTTATGATAAAATATGGAATGAGTTTATACCGAATCATCTTTGGAATTAGTTATGATTGAAACACACACATTTGAAGTTACCAGCGGCGCCGCCTTGACAATTCAGCCCCGTAATTTTAACGGACAGCGATTTACAGACGGTCATAGAAACGTCCAAGTGACTTGTCACAATTTAGCGGGCGGAAGCTTTGATGTATCATATAGATCACCGGAAGCGGCGAATTATATAGAGCACGTTACAGGCGCAACGGAAGTAGACGCTGTAATGATAGCGGGCCCAAGAGCGCCTATTTTTGATGCTGTAAAGGTTGAGTTTTCGAATATCCCACAAGGGACATTGACCAAGGTCACAATCAACACTTGGCCAAGGGGGCTTTAATATGAGCACCTTGTACGGCGAAATGGAAGAAAGCATAGGCGGGGAACAGTGGCAGATTGAGTTTTTTACAGTAACCAATCCAGCACAGGCACAATTTACACTAGCCAACGCCCCGACCCTTGATGATGATAACGACCCTTTAGTCATTGTGAAATTAAACGGTGTATCTATGACAAAAGGCACTGACTACACATTGAATAATGATATAATAACATGGACCTCACAAATCCCGCTTGAAGCGGGCGAAGTCCTAGAAGTCTTTTATAAACGATAAGGAGAGTCAATATGGCTTTTATTAAGGGAAAACAGCTTGCGGATTCAACAGTAACAGCCGCCAAGTTAAAACTCGACAGTGGCACTTATAACTTTGCACAAGGTGCAGTATTACAAGCAAGCAGCCCAAGCAACGGTTCAGATGTAGCAACTAAATCTTATGTTGATTCATTGAGCACTAGCAGCGCCGCCGGTCTTGATTTCAAAGAAAGCGTTTTTGTAGCGACTACCGGAAACCTAAGCGCTACTTATAGCGGCGGAGTTTTAACCGGTGCAGCAGCGGGCGCAATTTCAGTTGACGGCGAAAGCCCTATTGCGGGCCAGCGTATTCTTGTGAAAGATCAAAGCACAGCGAGTCACAATGGTATTTATACAGTAACTCTAGTTGGCGACGGTAGCAACGCCTTTACTCTAACCCGTGCGACTGATGCTGATAGCTCAAGCGACCTAACAACCGGCGCTTTCATTTTCGTTGAAGCGGGTACAGATAACCAAAATAAGAGCTTTGTACTACAAGCAAATAATGACGGTAGCTCGCCGACCCTAGACACTGATAATTTAACATTTATTCAGTTTAGTGGTGCGGGTCAGATCACAGCGGGAAGCGGACTCACTAAGAGCGGCGATACTCTAAACATTGATATTAGTGGGACTGAATTAGCAAGCTACACAGGTAACGCAACACAAAACCCCGAGTTTTTAGCCCGTGTAGCGGGTGTCAACTCGAATCTACAAATGCATAACCTCACTAAGATTTTAGTAGGTGCAAGTGCAAGTGCAAATGCTTCTTCCGGCTTAGAGCAAGGTTCAACCTATCTCTACACTATGCAAGTAAAAGCCGGCGCCGGTATCTCTCTTGATTCAAACGGCGTTAATGCAGCCTTGCCACAAGTTGACAGTGGAAGTCCTCTAGCGACAGCGGCTAGCGACGGTGATTCAACCGGCATTACAATTTCAGCCACACCCTCTAGCGACTCTCATGTAAGAGTGACCGTTAATGGCGTTGGAATTAAGCTTGGCGACGGTGTAACAACCGGATGCGACGCATACTTTGACGACGGCGCCAGCGGTGCCCGTTCTATTGCTGACATTGCCAGCGGTGATGAATTGCTTTGGAACGGTGATATTAACGGTCAAGGCTCGTATGAGCTCGAAACTAGCGATATTGTAGAGATTTTCTATAACGCATAAGTAAAACCTTAGCGGCTCTCTATTTCTCTTGAGCGTTGACATTTAAGGGCCGCTAGGTCATTGTAATTCAATGCAAAGGAGAAAGCTAAATGAAGATTAACGGAAAGCAGCTAAGTGACATTTTACGAACAGAATCAACCCCGTTCGATATTGTCTATTCAGATAGAACCGTAGGCGATTTAAACGGGGCAGTAAGATTTACAGCGATTAACGACACCGGTTCAGCGATTGAAAAAGGAAAAGTTGTCGCTTTAGTAGAAAACCTATCAGGCAATTTGAGCAAGATTATTTTAGCGGATGCGGATAGCTCATCTATGCCAGCATTTGGATTAACAGCGCAGAGCTCAATCGGCAACGGCGACGAAGTGGATGTGATTACCTTTGGCAATCTAAAGGGCATTGATACGAGCACACTAGATGTAGGCGATACTTTGTATGTAAGCACCACAGCGGGCGAGTACACGACCACGGCGCCCACGGGCAGCGGTTCAAGGATTCAAAACCTTGGAATGGTGGTAAAATCAGATGCCAATGGCATTATCAAAGTAGGCGGCGCCGGTAGATCTAACGCAACGCCCAATTTAGATGAGGGAAAGTTTTTTGTAGGCAATGCTAGCAATCAGAGCACACAGAGCGCTTATCAACTACCAACGGCCATAGGTACAAGCGGACAAGTCCTTGCCAGCGACGGGACAAATGTGACCTTTCAAGATGCTAGCACGGGTGAAATGACATTTGAAACAAAATCGACTAACTTTTCAGCTAGTCCAAATTATTTCTACTATGTTCAAACAACAGCCGGCAACACGATTCAAATCTATGTACCCTATAGCGGAAACTTTGCGGTAGGAGATAGAATTAAGTTTTTAAATACAGGCGACGGCGTTATTCAGTTATATGAAACTATATCGGGTACAAATATAAATCCTAATGACGGGGTAGCGGGTGTTTATGGTTCATATAAAAACATTAACTCAAAAGCTTTAATTGAGCTTATAGCCATTTCTAGCTCTACATGGTCATACGTTATCACGCCACAATTAGAACTTGACGATAGCGCACTTACACAAACCGGCGAAGTACTAGCTTACAACACTACAGAAAGCGCAATGAAAACTTTACCCTATACGTTTCCCATGTTGGACTCTACAGAGGGTAAAGTGTTGCAGACAGACGGAAATGGAACACTGACTTTTGAAACTATATCAGAGGTACAGCTTGCTGATAAAATTAATTATGTAAATTATGTCAAAGGGACGACATCCACATATAATCCGAATTATAATTATTTAGCGGGTACTACCATGACCGCTGATGAAACTTTAGTAATGCCTATTGCTAATGCGGGTACGGCTACTTTAAACGACCTACAAAATAAGGTGACAGAGATTGTAAATATGTCAGGCTATATATTAACTTTATCATGGTCGAACGTTAATGTTAATAATGACTATTACACTAGTGTCTATGATGAAACCGGAGAAGTAAGTCCATACACAGGCAGCTTTTCTTATCAGTTAGCTGCAAGTAAAGTTTATCGCATTTTTAGTTGGTATACTTATAACTCGGGTACACAAAAAACTTTCCTAAACTATCGAATTACAGCATTAAATTAAGAGACTAAAACATGAAAAAAATTAAAGTGATCAAAGAGCCCTTTGACGGACACGGGCGCACGAAAGAAAAAAACCTACCTTTTATCAGAGCGGGCCGAGTCCTAGTAAGTGACCCAGCGCTTAAGTCTTTGTTTGCCGGTAGAGAGTACACGGGCGCCAATGAGCTTGGAGAGCTACAAGAAAGCGGCGGCTATGTGAATGTAGAGGAAGTGTTGAAAGTCTTGATCTTAGAGCTTGCGAAAACTCAAGCGCTTTTAAAAGCGCAAGGACCCGATTCAGATGAAGCTGACACAGAAAACTAAACTAATGATAGGGGGCGGGGCGCTTGTGCTTCTCGCTATTTATTATTTTATGGGAACGGAAGCGACCAGCGCCGCCGCCGTGGTGATTGCTTTGGGCCAAGAGAAGATTAAACGACAGAAAAAGAAAAATGCACAGCGTAGAAAAGATCAAGAGCGGGTCCACATTAATGATCTAAAAAACCTTAGCGACGAGATAAAAGAAGCAAGAGAAAAGAAGCGAGAGGAAAAAGAAAAATGGTTAGATCGACAATTTTAAGCATCTTGTTTTTAACGCCAGCAACGGGGCTATGGATAGACAGCAACGGCACAAGGCGAGAAGTGCCTTGCCCGCAGAGCTTCCAAGAAGAAAGCCTTGTACGCTTGCCGGCGGGCTGTAAATTAGATACGCCCGCCGTGGCCTTTACTCGATCAGAGTATTTAAAAAATGAGGAATACATAGCACAGTTAATGGCCCAGCGGGACCATTGGGAACAGATAGCACAGCGAGAAAAGAAGCTTAGGGAACAAGTAGAGCAAGATCTTGACGCATTGATCATAGACTTTGAGCTTCAATTTAAAATACTCCAAAGCACTTGTAAAAGTGAATTAGATTGCCCGACAGTAAAGCCAGCGCTAATAGGCGGGGCCCTTACATTTAGTCTATGTGCGGGGGCGTGGGCTACTAGCAAAATGCTTAAATAACGTGTAAACTAAGCGCAAACTAACCCTTTAAAAAGGTGCGCTTTATGATGAACCACGACGACCGCCGAGAGCTTAGATCTAATTTACTAGATGAATTAGATACTCCTACACAAACAGCACTACCAACAGACTACCAAGCGCCGGAACATGGCGAAAGAGCGGTAGAAATTGCGCTTGAAGAATGGCGACAAAACATTTTAGAGCCTAAGGTCAAAGTCAACACGGGGCCTATTTTAGTGAAATACATCAGGCAAGGGGCGCTTTGGACTTGGGTTAAAGAATATCAAAATAGAAAGTTTGCATGGTGCGGATGTTTTGTAGCGTATGCTTGGCGAGAAAGTGTAAGCGGCGCAACAAGAAAGACATCATTTCCAAGCACTTATAGACTCCAACAGTGGGCCAAGGGAACCAAGCGAGAAATCAGCGGACTAGAGAAAGCCCGCACAGGTGATCTTTTAATTGTTGGTAAAAAGAAAGCTTGGGGAGAACATATTACATTAATAGAGCGCATTGAGCCGGACCTAAGCGGGGCTTGGACAGTGGAGGGTAACGCATGGGGCGAAACCCCCGAATCAACCCAGCGCCAAGAGGGCGTTATTAGGCGCTTTAGATCAGTGGACGAGATTCATGCGATTTATCGACCGTTGGAGAGTGATAAATAATGAGTGACATTAAAAAAACATTTGAGGACTTTGGACTTGTAAAAGGGGCCAAGTCACGGGCCTATGAGCTCAACCCGTACGACACGGAGTTTTCAGCAACGCACATCAGCGGGCTATTAGACGATACTCACCAAGGGACCACCGGCGGCTTAAGCTATGAAAGCTTGAGAAGCCTAGCGAAGATGCCGCTTGTGAGTGCAATCATACAAACAAGAGTGAACCAAGTAGCCGAGTTTGCAAGACCACAACCGGACCGCTACAGCGCCGGCTTTGTGATCAGGCAGCGGAACCAAAGCGCCGAAATTAGCGACAAGGTACGGGCTCAAATTGCAGCTTTGCAAGAGTGGCTTTTACAATGTGGAGAGCAAGACATTACCGGCTTTAACACATTTGAAAACTTTTTAAGGTCAATTACTAGAGACAGCCTAGTCTTTGATCAATGCTGTTTTGAAGTGATCAACCGAGGGGGGCGCCCCGCCGCATTTAAACCGGTGGACGCCAGCACAATTCGCCGAGCAGCCCCGAGTGATGCAGAGATAAAGCGAGGGCAGCGGGACCATAAAAAAACCGCCTTTGTGCAAGTGATCAAGAGTAGAGTAGTGGCGGAGTTTGACGAAGATGAAATGGCCTTTGGTGTTAGGCGCCCACGGTCAGAGATAGCCGCCAATGGTTATGGCTACCCCGAAATGGAAGAAGCGGCCCCGACTATTATTGACATGATCAGAGCTAAGGCATACAACAGCGCCAATTTTACACACGGCCTACATTTAAGCGGTATTTTAGCAGTAAAAAGCAAAATGAGCCCCGCACTATTTAGAGCATTTAGACGAGAGTTTTATTCAATGCTACAAGGGCCCAGCGGCGCAAAGAAAACGCCGATCATCCAACTTGACCCCGAAGCCAAAGAAGATGTGAGCTCTGTTAATCTCTCTAATTCAAATAGTGATATGGAGTATTCTCAATGGCTTAATTTTCTAATCAAAGAGGTTTGTGCTTTATATCAAATGGACCCTAGCGAATTAGGGTACGTATTTGGCGCCGAGGGACAAAGTAGCAGCTTACAGACCCAAGGCCCAGCACAACGAATCCAATACTCAAAAGAGCGAGGGCTAAGGCCGCTTTTAAGAGCGCTTGAAACATGGATTAATCGTTGGCTAATTTACCCAATAGCGCCACATTTGGAGTTTAGCTTTGTAGGACTAGATACAGAGACAGAAAGCGCAAGAATTGACGCTGTATCTAAAAAAGTAAAATCTTACATGACAGTAAACGAAGCCCGAGCCGCCTTTGACCTTGAACCGCTAGAAAACCCAATAGCTGACTATATCCTTGATTCATCATTTATTAATGCAGCGCAAATGGCAGAGCAACAGGGCGAAGCAGAGGACCAAGAGGACCAAGAGGACCAAGAGGACCAAGAGGACCAAGAGGACCAAGAGGACCAAGAGGACCAAGAGGACTTTACAGTGGAGTTTTAAGATGAAGTATTTTCAAATTGTCTTTGACCTATGGAAAGCAGCACACCATTTATACGACCGCCGTGTACCATACACGGACAAAAACGGGCGTAAGCGGTATAAATACTACTACCGTAAAAAGCACTTACACGGGCGGGGAATGGGTGCCATAGAAGACATAATGGTAGGTTCGTCTTATGAGTACACAGGGAAGAACGGACAGCGGGGCCATGTTCATGTAACAAGCACAAAAAACGGCGTCACGGTAAAGCATGACGAAACGGGCGAAGTCTTTACATTTAGTGATAAGAAAAAGTTTAGTGAGTGGATAAAGAGACACCACGCTGACGCAATCACAGAAGCTAAAAAAGAGCTATTAGAACGCATCCGGCGTGAGAGAAAACAGGGAAGCATAAGAACCAAGTTAAGCGAACGCCGAGCGGCCTATCTTGGACTAGAGGTCCCGAAGTGGGAAAAAGACGCCAGACAAGGTTTAATAAAGGATATAAATGACTTTAGCCACCTTAGATACAGAATAGTATTAAAGGACAAAGCCGGCAGAAATATGCCAAAATGGGTTACACAAGAAACCGCCGAACAAATAGTAAAATCACAAACCACAACTTGGAACGAGATTGAAGAAAAGAAAGTACGATACAAAAAAGACAATCAATGGCTTGAACCCAAAGAGGAAACATACAGAGAACATGAGGTCCATTTAAAGTCATTTAATTATAGCTTTGAAATACCACACGGCGCAATTCATCCAAGGGACTTTGATAATCATAGAGAAATTAAAGTATGGGTACGGGCTAAAGGTGCAGATAAATGGCGAACATTATATGACGCAGAAAGCCCCGACTTACTTTTAAATAGCCGCTTTTCATCTTATGACCATAGATACAATGCACACGGGCTAAAAAAGGCGCATCATCACTTTTTAATGGTTGAGGGAAAAAAAGACATTACCAGCGTAGGGACACCTAATTGGAAAACATTAATTTACCATGCGGAAGAACACGGACTAGAGCTTGTTTTTGCTGATTCAGAAACAAGGATATTTGACAGCCGAGGAACCAAAGAGGGTGTATCTTTAAGCGCCGGCTTACCGCCCAATTTTCTTGCACTAGACTTGTCTAAGTTTGACTTTGAGATAGAAAAAAAAGCGACTTGGGCTAATTACATGCTAAATGAGAATCCCGACTTACGGGACCTTGGATTCTTTGATGCACTTGGCAAAAACGAAAGCAACCGAAACTTTATATTTGGGTTAATTGCTAGAGCGTCAAAAGGGGACCGGCTAGGCGAGGGCGCAAGACAAAAACTTGCTAAACCTATATCCCGCCTTGCGAATTGGTGGGCCGGCTTAAATGATGATGAGCGAGAAAAGTTTTATTATAACTATCTCAATTTAGAAGAACAGTTTACCGGCACACTAAGGCACCCCTTACATGAAAATGCGCAGCTAGAAATCCCCAGCGGCATGGAAAAGATGAAAGAAAAAGGTTGGAGTTTTCACGAATACCAAAAGAAAGCAATCAATTTTGCACTAGCAAAGCCCCGTGTAGTTTGGGCTATGGAAATGGGACTAGGTAAAACTTTAAGCGCACTAGGCTTATATAAACACTTGAAGTCTAAAAAAGAAACAAAGCGCATGATAGTTACAGCGCCCTTAAGCGCTCACGGGTCTTGGATAGAGCACTTAAGCGGCTTGAGCGATGTAAAGTATGAAGTCCTATCCGGCGCATCTAAAAAGAAACGGCTTGCAGCTTATGAGAAGTTTAAAAACGGGGAAATTGATGTTTTAGTAATCAACCCCGAAACAATAAGAAAGCCAAAACCCAACGCTAAAAGCAAAGCGGGCGATTTTGCACATATTACGCAGCTAGTAGATCAAGACACTTTATTTATTGCGGACGAGGTTCATAAATACAAGGCTGATAGCTCACAAGGTTTAGCATTTGGAGAATTAAGCGCCCAAGCGGGGCGGGTAGTAGGGATGACCGGAACCCCGAAACCCAACAAGCCTATTGATTTTTATAATATAATGGCAAGAGTAAACCCTAATTGGGACATTAGCCAAGAGGACTTTGAGGACCGTTATTGTTTATCAGTCTCGGAAGATGTTCCTACTCAATATGGAACGAAAACAATTAAAACACCGGTGACATTTAACCCCGCAAGGCTAAACGAATTTCATCACCTAAACGCTGAAATGCTTTTTGTTAGATCAACAAACGACCCCGACGCCAAACTAGACCTACCTAATCGAATAGACATAGCACCAGCTTTAAATCTTGATAAAACACAAACCGAATTAATCACAGTGCTAGGCCCACTTTGTGAAGCGAAAGCAATGGCAAGGCGCTATATAGGGCACCCCGAACCGGAAAGGCTACCGCCGCAATTTCGCCAAGCATTTCTTAGAACAGACAGCTTAAATGCTGATATGGTTAAGTGTATAAACGAGCCTAGTTATTTTAAAGAGATCATAAAAAAGGATAATGAAAGAGCTCAAGAAATACTTGCTTGGAGTATGGCCGTTTCAGGCATGGATAGCCTTGCTATTAGACTTGATCAAATAGCCGTGGACCCCGCCGCTTGTAGCGCCGAGACTAAAGCCTTGTTTGAAATCTATAACCCCGAATATGAAACGCCAAAAATGGGAGTCATAGCGGACGCCGCAGTAGAACACTTGGAAACCAATCCGGAAACGGGGGCCGTTTTATTTTGTGAGTATGTAGGCGGGTTAAGAGAAGCAAAGGAAGCACTTGTCAAAAGGGGCATCCCAGCAGAACAAATAGAGCTTTATTACGGGGCCGTTAGCTCAAAAAAGCGACGAGAGATCGAACAAAGACTAAATGAGGGTGAAATAAAAGTAATCTTAGGGCAGACGAAAGCGCTAGAAACAGGGGCCAATTTACAGAAGCGGGCCAATTTTGTTGCCCATTTAAACACACCTTGGGCGCCGGACACTTTGACACAATCAACAGCGAGAGTTTACCGACAAGGCCAAAGAAGAAAGACAACGATTTTAAGGCCTACAGGTTCAGAGATAGAGCGAGTAAAAGACCGAGTAGTCACCAGCAAAATAAGCCAAGCAGCACAAGCGGCGGGGCGGGTAATGGTAGCCGACGAGGGCGCAATTAGGACAACGGCGGACGAACGCCGCCAGCTAAGTGACTTAAACAGCATTGCAAGCTTGCTAGGAATTAAAGAGCTCGAAAATCTAAACTTGGATGCACAAGGCGACGAAATAGAACAGCGGGAACAGGTACAACAACCGCAACAAGAACAAGCAAGCGATATGTTAACAGCAGAGAGCAGTCTTGAGGAAATAGCGCCAGCGTTTAAAACAAAGGCACAGAAAAAGAAACTAGATAAAGGACAAGAATGGTTTACCAACTCTTTTGATAGAGAGTTTTTTAAAAACCCCAAAACGTCCGAAAACTTAGAAGCTTTTTATAGTAGGATGAAGATAGTTGCAGAGAGAAAAGGCGACTTAATTATAGAAGACCATACTAATAAGATCATTGACGCCGAGCAGAGCCTTACAAATGCTTCATTTTGGGCGGGAGTTTATGCAACCGCTCACAAAGGATTATTGAAACTTAAAGGGAATTAAGATGAATATACTTATCACAAACCTAGCGCCAAACGGTACGAAAGCCGGTGATAAAGCCGGACGAAAGCAACCAATAATTAAAGCGTTAAAGCACCTAACCGCCAGCGGGCAAAAAGTCCCTAAATGGCTTGCTAATGAAGCTTTAGATTACAGCATAAGCGAACCTAGTCTATTTAGTGCGAAAGAAGTACAGGCTTGCATGGATAGTATACTAAACACCAAAGCGCCAAGTCCGGCGACTATGAACAAAGCACTTAAATCAAATCAAGACGTACCAATGAGCCGGCGCCGTGCGAAGCTACTTGCTGACTATGCGAATAGACTCGCTGAAATGTTAGAGAGCGCCCCCGACGATAAGGACCTAGCCGAGTGGGTACAGAGCAAGATTGACCGAGCCGCATACGCTATTCAAAGCGCTTATCATTATCTTGAGCATGACGAGCTAGAAAAAGGGGCGGGGCATTTATACGACTATAAAAAGTTTAGAGGATATGACAAACACGGGCGGAAGCGTTGGGAGTATTTCTACCATGTGCACAGAGGAAAAACGGGCATAACGGGCGCAGCGGAAGATACGAAAGCGGGTGATGCATTTAAACTAAAGGACCCCCAAAGCGGACAAGCCGGACACTTTCATGTAAAAGCTGTAAAGGGTAGTGTCGTTGTAGTTGAGCATGACGAAACAGGGCGCAGCGTCACCATGACAAAGAGCGAGCTCAAAGCGCTACTTATGAAAGAACACGGGCAAGCGCTTAAAGAAAACTTTCAAGCGAAAAAAGAAACCTATGAGCGCATGAAGCGAGACACCCCGAAGCATATAGGGCTTAAAGCGGCGTTTAATAGACTACAAGCGGCGGCAGATAAAGCGGGCATTAAATTACCAGCAACAGCAAGAGAGCGCTATGCTAGTTGGTATAGAGAGCAAGCAGCGAAGCAAGAGCCTAACAAGGAAGTGGGCGCCTTGATGCGAACACCGGACCCGGTTCAAGGGCAATACAAACCAATCCCACCAAAGACTTTTACAGGGTATAGAAGAACGCTAAACACAAACAAAGAAAGATTGCGGTACCTTAAAAACATATACGAACACCCCCACAACCCTAGCCGCTTAAACCGGCCTAATGAGTTTACAACAGAGATTTACGCAGAAGTTAAGACGAATCTTTTAAAGGATATAAAAGAGCTAGAAGACCAAACAGGGGAACATACCTTTAAACAACCGGCAAACAGTAGAGAACTATTTACAAGGGTAAAAAGATTCTTCCCCGAAATAGAAGCAATTTACGATAGAGGTATTACCGCAACAATAAAGGTTAAGGCCGGACAGGTTAAAGACCTTAAATCAAAATTAATTAAACACCCCGTCCACCCTATCAATGTGACAGGCGACTTATTAAGGGATATACTCTTAAGTGACCTTATTGAAATACTTAGAGGCGAGGAAAACAAGGCCGCATACCAAGCACAATCTAAGGATAACTTTGAGACTATGCCCGAGCCGGTACAAGAGCCAGCATCACAACCCGCCGCCCGTGCTCAATTAATTGAGACACCGGAACCGGTGCAAGGGCCAGCACCACAGCCCGCCAAGATTGATAACTTTGAGCTTGCCGAGCATACACACACGAAGACCGGCGTTAAGCTGTTCACAGCGAAACAAAAAGACCGTGTAGACCGTGACGAGTTTAAGCGCCGTGTACAGATAGCTAAGAAATATAAGGGGCGCTATGATAGCCGCTATGCGAAAGCCTACCTATTCAAAAATGCAGAGGACGCCCGCAAGTTTGCTTTAGAGGTAGAGGGCAAGCCGACCGACAGCCCAACAACGGCACCGGCTACCAATAACTTTGAGACTATGCCCGAAGCTGAAAGCGTAGATAACTTTGAGACTATGCCCGGAGCTGAAAGCGGTACAACACAACGGCTCAAAGAAGCGCACTCACTACTAAAAGAGAGCTTAGAGAAAGATGAAATCAAAAACGGTAGGAGAGCAAGAGCTTCAATTAATGCAGACAAAAAGTTGATTGAACATATCCAAAAGATCATAGACAACGATTTTAAGGACACTGTACACCCTAGCGACACGCCGTTCCAAGACAGAACACCTAAACAACACATATTAATGGAAATGAGAGGGTCTTTAAGTCACTTTAAAAATGAGCAGACACTTTTAAGAGGGTCAAGACAAGACCATGGCGACATTCAAAAGGAAAGAAACAAATCAAGAAGAAGCTTAAGAACAGCACTTAATAATCTTGAAAAACTAAGCGCCAGCAACTTTGAGACTATGCCCGAAAGCAAGCTACCACCGAAAGGCGAAAGAACCGCCGAGGATGCTAAAAAATGGTTTGGAGAGCCTACTTACTTTGAGACAAAGACACCAATAGGCACGAGAAGATATTTTCAATATGAAAGAGAGGGGCTAAGAGTGCAGGGCGGACCTATAGGGGCTAGTGGTCAACTCTTAGCGGGCACAAGGACAAAAGTATATACATCCATTTCATTAACACCCGAAAGTCGAAAAGAGATAAGTGAAGCCCAAGCTTCTCAAATGGAATTAGGCGAATACAAGTCAATAGATGAAGCCCTAAGCGCAGCTATTAATAGCTTTGACACAGACCCACAAAAAGACTTTATAGACTTTCAAAACAGGGATTTACAAAGAGACAGACAAAGCGCCGCAAGACGCATGGGCTTAATGGAACAGCGCCAACAGAAAGTCCCAGCAAGAGCCGAGCTTATAGAATCTAGCGACATAACGACAAGTGATAAAACAGACGGCCTAAAGGGGACCTATTGGGATAGGAACGAGCGTCCCGAAATTAAGCGCTTATTGGACGAAACAGCTTCAAGAGGACATTATCAAGCTAGATTCCAAACAGGCTACACACCGAGCTTATATGACCTAAAACAAGTAGTCCAAGATTCTGATAAGTTAAAACTAGTCAATGCATGGAACCATAACCAAACGGCGCACACACAACTCATAAACTTTGCTGAAAAAGGAGACTTTGATTCTCTTAAAGCATTATTAAAAGACTTTAGAACAGATTACCTATCTATCATAGCAAGAAACTCTTTACATAACGGCTATGGAAAACTAGCCAAGAGGATTATTAGAGACAGCAAAACACCAGCACACCGAGAATTAGCAAAGCAAGAATACTTAGATTTTGAAAAAGAGTATGTAGCAAGAGCTAAACAGATCTTTGAAGAAACAAGAACAGAAACAGATGCTGAAATAATCCAACACCTAAAAGAAAGATACTTTAGACATAAAGACCGCCGGTCCGAGTCTTCATCAGTACCGCAGCTAACCCCAAGCCAACGGGCTCAAATTACAAAGCGTTTTGATGAAGCCGCCGCCAAGCTAAGCGCCAGCAACTTTGAGACTATGCCCGAGATAAACTTTAGCGAACCCCGCCAAGCTAAAAAAAGAAAAGTATTCAAAGAAGTGACAGCCGGAGAGTTATATCAAACGAGGGCGCTTATTGACGAATCCGAAGTGCGGGGCGTTTACGAAGATGAAACACTAGCCAGCCTAAAAAAGAAGCTAGAGCCAGATAGACTAGCGGCGGAAAGCGGGATAAGAGAGCGAGGACTATTACAAGGTATAGAGAACGCAACCGAAACAAACCCGCTTGCAAAGGAATATAAAAACTTTCAAGTAAGGACAGTAATCACCTTTGACCGAAATAATAAAGCGGTCCGAAATGAAAGGGGGAACCCTAGGGGAATATCTGACTTTATCCGAGAAAAATTAAGTCTTAACACTATTGGAGAAGTAAGAGCACAGAAAGAGGAAATTGGAAAGATTGCTAATGAGTTATTAACATTAGGTATAGGAAATGCAGTAAAGAGAACAAAAGACACAGCAGCCAAGCGAAAAAACAAAACAGAAGAACGGGCGATCAGCATCTTTGACTATCACATTGAACAAGCCCAAAACAGACTAGACACCATTAAGGCATCCAATCTAAAAGAAGATGAAAAACTAAAGTCCGGAATAGAGGAAACGATAGAGCTCACCAAGGAAGCAAAAAAAGTCTATAAGCAGAGAAGCGAAAGCTTACTAAATGAAGCACTATCTAAGAATAATAACCAAGCTATTATAGACGGCCTATTGGAAAACTCGTCCACCCGATTCCATTTCACAATAACGCCCCAAGGCCCAGCAGCAAAAAAGCTTACAGAAACTATTGTCAAAGACACCCTTGAGCAAGTCTTAAAAGATATTGCTAAAACAAGCCTTGAACCGAGCAGAGAGAGCGAGCCCGCACCAGCACCCGCACCCGAGCCGATTATCAAGCAAGGAAAAGACTTACAAGTCATAAAAGAACAGCTATTAAGGCTTGAGAGCTTAGAAAACAAAAGAAGCGCAGCGGGACGAATAAAAAGCTTTAGAGATATACAAAACACAAAAGAGAAAGTAGAAACGCAAATTAGAGAGTACATAAAAGAACATTTAAGCGAATGGGCCCAAAGACAACTTAGCGCTAATGACAATTCAACGGGCGGGTGGATTTCTCTTAGAAAACCTTTTAAATCAACAGCAAAAGAAGCAGAGGTCCAGCAGAATCATGGTACTAGACAGAGCTATATAAACCTTATAGAAAAAATGAGAGAGAAGTACCCTAAAAGCTCAGAAGCACAAACACCAGCACCAGCACCGGCACCGGCAAGAGCTCAACTAATTGAAACGGCAAGCGACCAAAGCGCCGAAAGTGCAGCGGTCAGAATTACACCGAGTTTGAGCGAGGAACGATTGACCAATTATTCAAGTGAGCTCAATCCAAGTGAGATAGCGCAGATTTACGACCGCTCAAGATTCCTCACAGTGGCAAAGGAAACCCCGACTAAAACGCTAATGAGATCAAAGAAGCAACGTGCAATCGACAATGAATTAATTCTAATGCACCAGCGCTTAGATATTCACGCCGAAAAGGTGCTAGGACCATTAAAGCCACGAGTCACACAGGCCCATAAATATGGTCCAATGTTCAATGAGGGAACAAGAGAGCCGGAACATAGGGAAAAGATCAGAGCAAAGATTAAGGCGGACATTCAAAAACTATATAGGGCGCTTAACCCCGTAAAGAAAAGTGCACATAGTTTAATTAACTACCGTGCAGCGCTCTATAAGGCATTGAACGGCGCCGCTTAATGTTCTACTCTCATTAACCCTAAAAAGTTATTGAGAGGAACCTATGAACCCTAAGCATTTAAAAATCAGAATTGAACAGTGCAAGCTAATTGCCAGCGCTAGCCCATGTGGACGGCGTAAAGTGGGCGCTTTAATAATAGACCCACAATCGAACACGACAATAAGCGAGGGCTACAATGGAACGCCTAGAGGGTCAGATAAGGCGCTTTGTGGCGGCTCATTTTGTCAAAGGGAGATCAGGTACATTACAAGCGGCACACAGAATGATGTAGGGTGCCACCATGCAGAAATGAACGCCATTTTAAACGCTACAAGAACGGGCATATCTACACTTGGCGCTTGGCTAATTGTAAATTGTGACCCGTGTTTAATGTGCGCCAAGGCGATTCATCATGGCGGGATAGTACAAGTTTACACACCGCTAACAACTCATAGCGCCGGTATAAAATATCTAAAAGAGAACGGAGTAGTAATTTACTCGACACAGGACATCTAATGGCATATTGTAAGAAGCCCTAAACTTTAAAAACCGAGAGGGCGAGTTATGATTGACGAGTTTGTTTATAAGCTCAAATATGCACGATATAATAAAGAAGCACAGCGGCGGGAAGAATGGCCGGAGAGCGTAAAAAGATATATTGAAATGCACCGTAGGCGCTTTGCTTATGAATCGGACCATGGATTGATTGACCCGATAGAAAAGGCGCTTTTGAACAAAGAAATCCTACCGTCCATGAGAGGTCTACAATTTGGCGGGGCGGGTATTGAGCGAAAGAACATGAGAATGTACAACTGTACTAGCTCACATTGCGACCGCCCGAGATTCTTTGCGGAAGCGCTTTGGCTGTTATTGTGCGGGTCCGGCGTAGGATTTTCAGTACAAAAACACCATGTGGCCCAGCTTCCACAGATCAGAGAACCAAAAGAAAACATGGTCTATATTGTGCCGGATTCTATTGAGGGGTGGGCGGATGCTGTTAATACGTTAATTAGCGCCTTTATGCTGAATATGTGCTATCCTCAATTTGATTATTCACAGATCAGACCCGAGGGGGCGCCGCTATCAGTGGGCGGCAAAGCCCCCGGCCATTTACCCTTAAAAAAGGCCCTAGAAAACATTGAACCGATCTTGAGAGGGGCCATAGGGCGCCAGCTAAAGCCGATTGAAGCCTTTGATATTGTAATGCACTTGGCAAACTGCACAGTGACCGCCGGAACCCGTAGAAGCGCAACAATAGCCCTATTCTCACTTGATGATGATGAAATGATGAACGCTAAAACCGGAAATTGGTTTGAGGAACATAGTCACAGAGCAAGAGCCAATATAAGCGCCGTTGTTTTACCGAGTGCACAAGAACAGGACTTTAAACGGCTATTTGAGAGCACAAGGCAATTTGGAGAGCCCGCCTTTTTATTCCTAGAAAGTACAGAGCATTGCGTAAATCCTTGTGTAGAAATCGTTATGTGCCCGCTGCTAATTAAGGACCCCGAGGGCTACATAGTAGACGACTATACACTAGACCTAATTAATCCAGCCAACAGAACGCTATATGAGGACCAAGGCTACACTTTTGAAAGCGGGTGGCAAGTCTGCAACCTAACATCTATAAATGTGAGCAAAGCAAAGTCCAAGGACGACCTTGTAAGGCTTGCCGGCCTTGCGGCCCAGCTAGGAACATATCAAGCGGACTACACAGACAGCGGCTATCTTGGCGAAGTGAGCCGAGAAATTATTGAGCGAGAAGCATTGCTAGGCGTAAGCTTGTGCGGCGTCCTCTCAAATCCGAATATAGCGCTAGATAAGGAAACCTTAGAAACGGCGGCTTTAACAGCACGAGAACGGAACAAAGCAACAGCGTTTAGAATCGGTATTAATCCAGCGGCAAGAATCACTTGTGTAAAACCCGAGGGGACAGCAAGCCTTGTTTTAAATACATCTAGCGGCATACACCCGAACCATGCAAAAAAATACTTGCGCCGTGTTCAAACAACGACCGGCGAAGAAGTTTTTAATCATTTTAGAGAAACGAACCCGCAAGCCGTTGAAAAAAGCGTATGGGGTAACGGGCACTGTGTAGTATTCCCTATGGAAGCCGAGGGACTAACCAAGGCCGACCTTACGGCGATTGAATTACTAGAAACAACAGCGTTGATCAAGCGTCATTGGATTGACCCGACAACGGATAAAAAATCCTTAGAGGGCGCTAGTCATAATGTAAGTTTAACCGTAACGGTTGAGCCCAGCGAGTGGGAAGCCGTGGCCGATTATCTTTGGATGAATAGAAAGAAATACACCGGCGTATCACTTTTAAGCGTCACGGGCGATTATGACTACCCACAAGCGCCGCTTGTCGCCGTATCTGAAAACGGGCAAACGGACCAAGAAAAAGAAGCTTGGCAGCTATGGCAATCATTGAAAAGTACAATGAAAAATGTAGACTATTCAACAATGATTGAAACAGTTGATAATACCAGCCCTTTAGAAGCACAGGCGTGTGCGGGGGGCGCTTGTGAGTTAAAATAAATATGAGAATAGTCTCGATAGATCGACCGCCCCTATTTACAGCACGAAACAAACTTGCTTGGAGTCAGGACTTTGAAACCCTAAAAAGATTAGGCGTTATCAAAGCGCTAGGGCCACCGCACTTGAGAGATAAGACGCTAGATTTATTAGACAGAGCCCAACGAAAAGAAAAGCTAACAATCTCACAAGAAGACCGCCTAAGCACAATTATAACTAGGCTCACTGATTTATGGTGCCAATGGACCGACGACGAAAGAGAATTGTTTTTTTATCAGTTTTGTGAGGTATCAGAGCAACCGATAATAAGACGGCGGGACATTGAAACGCCAATCCTTGTCGAGATTCCCCACGGCATGGCAAAAATGAGCCTAAAAGGGTGGACCCCGCATATTTACCAGCAAAGGGCCGTGTATTTTGCAACGATCAATAAGAGGGCTCTATTAGCGCTTGAAATGGGACTTGGTAAGACTTTAATAGCCTTGCTCACATATCACCATTTAAAGCAACGTAGAGAGCTAAAACGGACAATAATCACGGCGCCCAAAAGTGCATTTAGCTCATGGCAAGAACATTTAAAACTTAGTGATGCCAATATAATCATATTAGAGAACATGAGCCCCGCAGAAAGAGAAGACACTTACACAAAACTTTATTTTGCTCAAATTGACGGCGTAATAATAACACCGCAGACATTTACTAGAGATTTTAAGTATTTTCACAAAATATGCACCGAGCACAAAACTTTATTAATTGCTGATGAAGTCCATAAATACAAGGGGACCGGCAAGACCGGCCATGCCTTTGAAGCGGTAAGCGAAAGAGCTTACAGGGTAATTGGGCTCACCGGTACACCCAAGCCCAACAAGGTTGAAGATTTTTACAACGTCATAAACAGAATCAAGCCAAATGTACTTGGTACATATCAAGACTTTGCTAGAGAGTACACTTACAAGGTCTTTGATACATTTATTAGTAATAAGGGCGTACAGTACACGGCGGGGGCGTTACGGGCCGACAAACTAGACGAGCTCTATTTACGGTTGAAAAATGTTCTATTTATCAGAGCAGCAACGGACCCAGATTGTAAACTTGACCTACCGGAACGGGTAGACTTGGCGCCGTATCTAAAACCGGACCAAGGCCAGCTAACTTTGATGAAAGCGCTTATCGAAACGACAGCGGCAAGGGAAATTAACTCTAGCTATTTCAATGAAGCGCTAAATGGAAAATATGGCTTTATTCCACAGGTCGCCGCCGAGGGCGCCACGGCCACAGCACAGGCACTAGGGCAACGCATTGAACAATTAATGATAACGCCAGCTATATGGTCAGAAACTTTTAATAGAACATATCCCGAATATGAGAGCCCTAAAATAAAAATGATAGCCGATCATGTAAAAAGATTCTTAGATCAGAGGATAGATAAAGGGGCCGTTATCTTTTGTGAGTATATAGGCGGACTTACAGCGATATATCATGCACTAGTCAGGCGGGGCGTACATAGAAATCTAATCGACATATACAGCGGCAGCAGCACAAAGAAAAGCCGCCATGATATGATAGACCGCTTGAACAAAGGGGAATCAAGAGTTTTAATAGGGCAAACTAGAGCGCTAGAAACAGGGGCCAACTTACAAAGGCGGGCCGCTTATGTGGCTCATTTGTCGACACCTTGGGCGCCGGACACCTTGACACAATCAACAGCGAGAGTGTATAGACAGGGCCAAAAAAACAAGGTCACAGTATTAAGACCAAGTTGCGGACGACTAGAGGAAGCCAAAAACAAAGCGCTTACAAGAAAGATCATGCAAAGCGCCAGCTTAACGGGCTTGTTATTTGATTCAGATAGAGCCGTATTAAACACAAGCGCAGACGACAGAGTAAGACAGGCACAAGCGGATTTACTGACGACAGGCGCTTATAGTTATAGTATAATTCAAAAATTATGCGAGGTAGACTATGAGCAATAGATTTATATTCAAAGGGCCCAAGGCGGCACTACATGACCCAATTAATCAGTGGGAAATTGTAAGACAGGTAATGAGCCAGCAAGGTCCAAGACGAACCTTTAATATAAAAAAGGGGCATGGATATGTGCTTTTAGAAACCGGCGCAACGATCAAAAGCCTTATTAATATGCTGAAATCTCAAACAGTATCAGCTAAAAATAAAAAAAAGCGGGGTGGCGAGGTAGACTTGATTAAAGAGCTTGCACAGCAAATGAGCCAAGTCCACACAAGGCGAATTGATACCATGCTAAAGAGCATTGAAAGCTTGTTAGGAGAACCTATCCAAAAAGGTTATAAACCGCCGGCAGACGTAGCAAGAGCGGCCTTGAGAGGACTAGAGCTAAGGCGCAAGCATGGACGGGGCGGGCTAGATGTAAGACAGGCCGCCAAACACGGAATAGGAAGCGGAGTCCAAAGGGCCGTTAATCTGAAAAACCGTGATGAATTGAGCGCTGAAACTGTAAAGCGGATGAAGTCATTCTTTGCACGACACAGAAAAAACAAGGACGGCAAAAACGATAAAGGCGAACCCAGCGCCGGTGCTATTGCTTGGCTTTTATGGGGCGGGGATGCGGGGGACCGGTGGAGTAGTAAAGTTGTAGATCAGATCAATAAAAAGGAAAAATAATGTTTAACACACTAGATCTATTAAAAGCACAAGTTAAAAAGTATTTTAAAAAGGTACCGAGGGGAGTAGACAAAAAAACGGGCAAGATAAAATATAGGTACTATTACAAAGAACACCACGGCGGCGGAGTGACAGCCGTAGAGGATATAAAGGCGGGTGCAGCTTTTAAATTAAAAGACCCCAGCACGGGGAAAGCGGGCCACTTTCATGTAAAAGCAGTTGACGGGGATAAAGTCACTGTAAAGCACGACGGCACTGACAAAGAGGTCACAATGACTAAGGCCGAATTTCAAGCCCTATTGGCTAGAGAGCACGGCCAAGCCCTAAAAGAAACCGCAAAGAAGCGCCGAGAGTCCTATGAGAAGATGAAGCGAGAGAACCCCAAGCATATTGGGCTTAAGGCGGCAAAGAACCGAGTTGAGAAGCTAGAACGCATGGCCGGTGTTGAGAAGAAGAAGCCCGAACTAAAAGAAGACCCACGAAAAAAGATCAAGCGCTTAAAGACTTTTATTGAGTATGCAAACAAAGTCCAACACTTTATTTTAGACAATAAAGCAATGGACCATAAAGGGGCTCAAAGAGCCCTAGACCTCATTAGTGAGAAGTATCTTAGCGACGACTTTCAAAATATATTTACTATAGATCAAGTCTTAGCAATGAGGCCCCCCGCCCAGAAGATTGACTTAGGAAAAATTATAAAGGACACAGAGAAAGAGCTCATTATAACAGAAAATGAGCTCAAGGCGGAAGCCGCCCAGCAAGAACAAAGCGCCGATAACTTTGAGACTATGCCCGAATCAAAAGAGCTCTCGAAAAAAGAAAAGGCTTTAGCTAGTCAAATCGAAGCCAGCGCAAAGAAAAACTTAGATTACTTACAACGCATCATTAAAACAGACAGGCGAGAATCTAACGAGTATAGATCTAAAAAAGCACTACAAGCGGCCGTAGAAAACATTTTTGATGAAGTAGCAAACCCGTTAGGGCTAGATACGGATTATCTATACTTTGCTAACAATAAGCCCTTTTTCTTACATATAGATAAATCTGAAAATGAGGACTTTTTCAATAACATATATGCGATTTATAATGGCGATACTAATGCGGAAAATGAAAACCTAGAAGCATATCACAAGATTATCGAGAAACTAGTAATTCATGCCAATATACGCACTAGTGGCGGCGGGACCACGGCAGAAGAAAGACGCAACTTTAAAAAGTTAAAAAAGCGCTTTAAAGACCAAGAGGACCTTATTTCTAAGAAGCTATTAAAGCCACAAGAGCAAAGCGCCGATAACTTTGAGACTATGCCCGAACCAAAGCCGGAACCAGCACAAGAGCCCAAAATACCGAGCAAGGCACAGCTGACAGAATTATTGAGCTCATTAGATGATTTATTGAAAGCCAAGCCCGAACTAAAAAATGACCCTAGAATCGTTGGTTTGTTAGGTACAGAGAACAAGCCCACAGTAGACACCGATAAGCGCAATTCAAAGATCATGCTCACCTTGGACGGCAAGAATCAAAAAGAAAATGTCACTTATCGAATTGTCGAAGCGGGCGACGCTATAGCATCCCATGAGCCGGTAGGATTCAGCAAGCGGGAAGAATATCCCGAGGGCGTACAAGAGCGCAAGTATCATAGTGACAAAGCGGAAATGATGAAAGTAATTCGGAACGCACAGTCATTTGACCCCGTTTATTTGATCAATACGAACCCCGACGCCACAAACGGCCCGCCGATCATCACACCCGACGGAATAGTCTTAGGCGGTAATAGCCGAGTAATGAGCGCACAGAGAGTCTATGCAAACCACCCCGAAAGCGCCGCAGCTTACAAAGAATATCTGACAAAGCAAGCGGACACATTTGGATTTAGCGCCGAAGAAGTAAGCAAGTTTAAGGCGCCTTTATTGGTTCGAGAATATAAGCCAAAGACCGAAACAAAAGACCACTTGGCTAAACTTGTAAGGACTTTAAACGAATCCAAGACACAAGGTATTGACGAAAGGCAGCTAGGACTAGCGACAGCCGTTAAGATTCGGGACGGGCGGACACTAGGCGCCTTGAAAATTGCTTTGAAAGAAAGCGGCTTTGATAATGTAGAAAACCTAATGACCAAGCCAAGCCCAGCACTGAACAGATTCAAAGAAGCCTTGTTTGCGGACGGTGTACTAACCAATGAGAACATGAATGAAATGATTAGAACCCACGACGGCACACTGAACGGGCGGGGGCGTGACTTTATCAAGTCCATGTTAGTTGGGTATGTAGTCAGAGACAGTGACTTGTTAGAGGGCCTATCAATAGGAACAATCAACCACCTATCGACGGCAATTAGTAAGCTTGCAAGCGCCGGAATCAATGAGCATACAAGACTAGCCATGCAGGATGCTATTGAGATTTATCATCATGCAGTTGGTAGAGATAAGTTAAAACGAGGGCAAACACCACAGCAGCGGGATGCTCACATGAATGACATAATGTTATCAGAGCAAGAGCTTTTTAATACAAAGCCCAAGGAAAATGAAACAATGGAAGAAAGGCGCCAGCGAGAACAAGGCGCTAGATTTGCAAAGGCTAAAGAAAGAGTAAGCGCCGACCCCCTATCGAGCTCATTTTTAAAGCTGCTGACACTTAGCGTCGGGACTAAGAAGCTAGGACAGCAAATGGATAAGATGCTGAAACTCACAGAAGACACAGGCGTCTTTGATATGTTCGCCGGTAATACTAAAATCTCCTTTGGAGAAGCTGCTAGAAAATTATCAAAGGAACTATCAGACGAGTTTGATATAGAGGATAAATTATACCAGCTAAAAAAGGCCCTTGACCTTTTAACACTGTTAAAGGCTATTAGATAACAATGCTATTACTAGACGCCGAAAGACGAACCCGACAAAGCATTATAGATAATTATGATGCACTATGTATTGAGCTTTTAGGCGTCAGAGGGGCGGGCCTACCCCGAGAACGTGTAGAGGAATTAGTACAGCGGGGACTATTAGACATAGAAAGCTTACAAGGCTTCAATGTAAATAGCTCAAGTGAGCCATTGAACCCGATTTTATTTATTAGGCGAATAGGGCCAATGTATTCAAGAGCAACGCCACAACAGCGGGCTAGAATGAGAGAGTACACCTTGCGCCAATGGCAGCGAGAGTTAAAAGGCTATGAGCCCCCGCCCGCCGTGCGATATACGCCACCAATGGACCGCCCCACGGCGCCGGAAGTGTTCGAGCCCTTAGAGGGCGCAATTCCAGACAGCTTTGGAACGGCGGACAAGACAAGTCTAGTAAGCGCTTTTCAATCAGTAGGCGGCTATATTAGGGGGCTAGGGGCTCGATTTGCAGATGAAGCCAGCGCTATCATGTTTGAGGAATGGAACGGCGCTCAAATACTCTCAACACCGGACCCGATAAGGCGGGCCGAAATGTTAGATGTAATTAGAGAGGAAGTGGGCGCCGCTGTACTGACAAAGGACACGGCGAAAGAAGTTGCAAGGCGCATCCGACAGAGAAGCGGCGACCTAGCCCGTAATTTTGATCGAATAGCAGAGACAGAATTGCAAGCGGTCCACAATGAGGGCCAAGTGATGCAAGCCGTAGAAATTGACGGGGACGCCGCAAGAGTGGCAAGAATACCCGAGTCCGGCGCTTGTGGCTATTGCAAAGAAGCTTTTTTAGGACCCGACGGGCTACCCAAGATCTTTTCAGTTTTAGAATTAATAACAAACGGTGCCAATGTTGGAAGAAAGCGGCGGGCATGGTTACCAAGCGCCTACCCTATGCACCCTAATTGTCGTTGTGATACAATACCGGTAGGACCAAACCAATTTGTCACCAAAACGGGGAGAATAAAAAGTGTGGATTAATTTATACAAAGCAGAGCGCATTAATAGTGACGAGAATATAGCAAAGATAGCCGGCGTAATTAGTACAGATGAAATCGACCTACAGGGCGAGTCAGTGAAACAAGACGGGCTAGACTTTAGCTATTTTCTAAAAAAAGGATGCTTCAACTATGAACATAAAGCCGGCGCTGAAAATATGCTTGGCTATCCGACGAAAGTCAGGCAGCGAAAAGGCTACACAGAAGTTGAGGGCGTCCTATTGTTAGACAAGCCCAAAGCGCAAGATATATATCAGACGGCTCAAGCGCTAAGAAAAGCGGGACGGCAGCGAACACTAGGATTTAGTATTGAGGGCCAAGTGCTAGAGCGGGATTCAATGAAGCCCCAGCTAGTCACAAAAGCACGGGTCATTAATTGCGCTATAACATCAAATCCAATTAACCCGAATACAAGCCTAGAGTTAATAAAAAGCATTATGGCGCTAAAGGGAGTGGGCTACCAAACACCGTCCCAAATTGACTCTAACGGCATTTCGGCATTAGTCCCGCAACAGTTATCAAGTGACCTTGTAAACGCAAGCTCAAGAGAAAATAGCGAGTTTAGCTTGAGCGACGAGCGTTTAGAACGTACAATACGAACATTAAACAAATTATTCCCTAGCGCACCAGCGCCCATGCTTGTGCGTATTTCCAAAAAATTATTGAGTGGAGAGATCTAATGGATTCACAAGAATTAATCCAAATGATGAAAAGCGTTGGCGCATCCGACGAGGTCGCAGAAATGCGAGCCCGTGATTTTATCCGACAGAAAGAGGACAATGAGCTATTTGAAAAGTCATTGACCGCCTTAGAGGATGTAGCACTTGCACAGCAAGAAGCAGAGGAAGCGCATCAAGACCGCCTTGTCAAAGCATTTGACGACGGCCAGCAATCAGTAGCGGAAGCAATGGCACCCGCTCTTGATTCATTGCTTACAGAGCAACGAGCCCAAAACGAAGCACTTTGCAAGGGCCTAACCGGTGCTTTAGAGCTCATTAAAAGCTTAAAAGCAGACGTACAAGCGCTAAAGGGACAAAATGTAGCAGTAGAAGCGCCCGTAATGGCTAAAAGCGTTTCCTACCTACCGTCACCCGCTGACAACGTAAACAATGAAAGTGATCTTAGCCGTGATGAGCTATTTAAGGCGCTCGGCGAAATCTCTACTAACTCACCGGAACGAGCAGCGGACCTTATGAAAGCGGCCGCCTTGCTAGAGTCCGGTGTAAATCCAAACGAAATTAAGAGCCGTTTTAACATTTAAGGAGAAAATTATGTCTTACGGTGTACCCTCAAGCGCAGATATGGCGGCTCTAATGGGCCAATTACAAAAAGCAAATAGTAGCTATGTTGGCTACCAAAGCCCCCTTGTGCCAGCGGGCGGAAGTCAAGTTGCTAATAACATTTCACCGCTAGTCCCCCAGCAATTAGCACAAACATTGAGCATTGCTACCTCTAGCATGAATGATCTTAAGTTGTGGCCTATGCTTTCAAAGGTAGCGGCGCAAAATACAGTTGTTGAATATAACCGAGTTTTACAGCATGGTGCAGAACACGCCCCTTTCATTGCAGAGGGTGGGACCGCCGCACTAAACCGCTCTACTTATGAAAAAGTAGCTGTACAAATCAAATACATGGCCGAGCGCCGTGAAGTGACCGATCAAGCTTCAATGGTTAATATCGTTGGACCAAGTGCAGACGGCATTGCGGAAGAAACCCGCCGTGGTACAGAGAACCTTTTACGCCGCCTAGAAAAAGAATTGTTTCATGGTGATAGCTCTCTTAACCCGCTTGCTTGGGACGGTATTATTAAGCAGATCAAAGACGGCGGTAACGTTGCAGACTTGCGTGGTAAGGCCGTTGATGCTCTTTATCTTTCAGAGGTCCTAGGCGCTCTTTACTCGGCGCCGTTCTATGGTATGATTTCTCATATCCTAGTGACTCCTAAGGTCCTTTCAGAGCTCATTAAGCAAACTGTTCATCATGGCCGTCACGATCAAATCCAAATCAGCGGGTCAAATGTGACCTTTGGCGCACAATCTATCAGCATCACCGGCCCTTATGGTCCTGTTCCTGTTGTTGCTTGCCCGTTCCTAGAGCGTCACGATCGTATTGCGCCAGCTTTAGCTACTAGCTCTGTATTTGACGGCACCGTAACCGCCCCTACAATCAGCGTTGCAGCGGCAGCGGCTCAAAATGCAGCTTCTAAGTTTGTAGCAGCGGACGCCGGCGATTATATCTATCGAGTTGTACCGGTAGGTAAGGACGGTGTCGGCGAAGCTGTTGACACAGCGGCGGTTTCAGTTGTAGCGGGTGATCAAGTGACCTTTACTATTGCTCAAACTAACACTACCCAAGTTGATTTCTACCGTGTTTATCGTAGTGCGGCGGATGCGGCAAGTGCTGACGGCGCTTTGCTTATTGGTGAGATTGCCCGTACTAATGCGGCGACCGTTTTCACTGATAACAATGATGATATTCCGGGCTGTTCTGATATTGTATTTGTCAATCAGAGCCCCGATTATATGTGCTACTACCAAATGCTTTCTTTGGTACGCCGTCCGCTTGCACAGCTTTCAACTAGCTATCCTTTCCTCTTAATGATGTTTGGTGCGCCAGCTGTTAAGTTGCCTAGCAAGATGTTTGTTGTTAAGAACGCCGGTGTTAATGCATCAAGCGGCCTAAGCGGTCTTAGTGACCCGATTCTACTTGGCTTGAACCCATAATCAAACGGGGGTAAAATAAATGTGGCTTTGTGAACATAGAAAAGACGGGACTTTATCACTTGCGGACGGTCTAGTAATTATTAAAGATTATAAGATTGTAAGTGAATTGAGCGACGCACAGACGGCAAAGCTTCATTTATTGCCCCGTTGGAAGTGGGTCCAACAAGAGGAAGAACAACAAGCGCCAGCAATGGAAGCAAAAACAGAGGAAGCGCCCAAGCCAAAGAAGCGGCGAGGGCGCCCCCGTAAAAATCAAGGATAAGTCTAAATGGCGACTATCAGTGACAGAGGTTTTGATACAAACTACCTAAAAAATACTTATTTGCTAGGTGTAGACCTTACCTTGGACGACGGTAGTCCCTATCCGGACGATATTTTTTCTAGCTCGATTGTACAGGCAGAAAGAGCCGTGAGCGACGAGCTAGGATTAACATTCTCTCCGCAAACCTTTGCAGAGAGACACGATAAAGAACCCGACGGGGCGCCGGCATGGTTTCCTATTAGGACACGATACCGGCCCTTAGTCAGTGTTGAAAAACTAAATGTGATCTATGGCCAAAGTACAACTAGAGCGGAATTACCGCCACAGTGGGCCACGATTACGGAACCAATGGCCGGACAGATTCACATAGTCCCCACAACGGACGGCGCAAGCTCTTATATTATGAGCGGCGGCTTGCCGGTGATACTAGGACTTGGCGGGCTTCATGCACAGTATTATATACCAGCATATTTTGAGCTCGAATATCTAGCCGGCTTCCCATTATATAAAGGGACCGCTACTATTCAACAAGGTCAAACTAGCCTTGAAATTGCGACCCCCCAAAGGTTTACAGATAGATATGATGTAGCCTTGACTTTGCCACAAGGGACCACGGCACGAGTCATAAACAAGCGGTTTGATAGCTTTACCGTTGAGCTAGATCAAGCAGCCGCCGCAGATGTGGACTTGTCATGGACGATTGACACCTTACCGGCTGATATAATTAGAGCGGTATGCTTGAAAGCATCACTATTAACGCTAGATGTAGCGGGTGACTTGATCAGTGGCGCCGGTATAGCGTCGGTTAGTACCAGCCTAGACGGTTTGAGTCAGAACATTAACACGACCTCAAGCGCTACAAACTCGGGCTATGGCGCCCGTGTAATTCAATTCACAAAAGAGTATAAAGAGCTCATGGCGACGCTAAAGGCGACTTATAGAGCAATGAACATTGCAGCGCTTTAGGGGCTTATTATGATTCTCAACAGCCGTGTACCTAACAAGCTCATACCAAGAGCCGACTTTAAGCCCGAACAGTTTAGAAAAGTGATCATGTCCCACGGCATGGACCTATCTTGGCAACAAAGCGCCGAGTGTCCTTGCAGCAATCCCAGCGCCGACTATGGATTCAATATAGCAAGCCAAAGCACGGCATATAGTGAGCAAGCTAGAAATGATTGTGAAGCTTGTTATGGACGGGGCTATATATGGCACAGTAAACAACAAATAAGGGCCGTAGTTACGGGACTAAGGAAAGATGATCAAAGGTTTAGCGATATAGGCGGCACAGAGTTTAGCAAAGGTCAAATAGGCATCACATTGCTACCGGAACACTTGCCGGCACTAGGGGACCGCTTCACTGTTTTGAGTAGCGCTATTGTTTACAGAGAAACTTTAACTAGATCAAATACATTGATTGACGCCCCTAAATATCCAATCATAAAAAGAAGCCATGATCTAATTGGCGGCGTTATTGAGTTTGGATTACGGCACTTAGTTGTATCTGATATAAACGGCGTTGTAGATCTAAATGCACAGCCATTAAAAGATATAGATTACCAAGTAAGCGCCGCCGGTCAAATTGAGTGGCTAGACGCACAAACGGCACCCGTGCAAGGCCAAAGATTCTCTATAGAGTATTATGCAAACCCAACCTACATAGTGACCAGCCACCCCCATGTAGTCAGAGATACACAGATTCAATTTAAAGCGCCGGCGCCCTATCACGCAGAGTTACCAATTTACGCAGAAGCAACCTTAGAGTTTTACGGAACACCCGAGGGGGCCTAGATGATTGATTTAAAAGAATACGGCTTAGACTCACGATCTAGGCGGGCCCGCATGAAAAGAATAGGCGTTGCAATCGTAGCAGCTTGGAGAGCCAGCGCAGATGAAGCCGGTTTAAAAAGTACATTGCGAGAGTATAAGAGGGGCGTACAAATCACAGAATCAAGCGAAAGTCATGTAATAGTGACATTAAGGGGCGAGCTTCCCAATTTGCTCGAACGGGGCATCCCGCCGCATGATATGAGAAATTACCTACTAAGGACAGTGAGAACAGGCGCCGCACCAATTAGAAGAAATAAAGAGGGCAAACCATACCGATACATTATGTTTAGACGATCAGTGTCAGATATAAAAAACTATGGTTTTAGGGGCGCCTATACAGAAGCAAAAAGCTTGAGCCAAACCATGAGCCAAAGCACGGGGAAACTTATTTATGGTTCCCGTATGCCAGCGGGGCGGGCGAGTCACTTTACAAATAAAAGTGGGATTAGAAGCGTAAGCGACGCCCTAAGCGGAATGGTCAGATTAAGCGGAAACACAACGCTAGGCGGGGCCATGAATAGGGGCGCAAATACTACCTATGCAACGTGGAGAACGGTATCATGGAAAAGACCGGACGCATGGCAGCACAGCGGTTTTGAAGCCCTAAACTTGGCGCTTGATATAGAGCTCAACCTAGATCAAATTGTTAATGATGCGGGGCTATAATGATTCATCACCACCTTGTCACGGCGCTAAATAGCGGCTTGAGTATATACCTAGACCCAAACAACCAAGCGGCTTGGCTTGATTTAATGAGCGATACAGCACACGACGACAATTATCTAATTAGAGTCTATAATGAAATTATTCAGAACAAGCCCCAAGTGAAGCCCTATGCAACAGCGGGGGCGGCTAGTTTGCCTTTAGTTGTGGCCCAGCAACTCTCAAGAAATGTTAGACACAGGCCGCTAGGCGGGACGGCCAACGGTAAAGAGTCAATTATAAGCCAGCAAGAAGCAAGGATTGAAATAATGGCGGGGGCGGCTGATGTGTGTGATGTATTAAGCCAAACCGTCTACAAGATAATCCAAGGGCTAAGAAAAGATTTTTTAGCGAATGGCTACCTCTCATTTATGATTAACAGTATAGATGAATTGGCGCCCCATGAAAGTCTAGCGGCGGAAGAATTAGGCATTTTTATCCGGCGTATTTCACTTGAAGCGATGATACAAGAAGGGTCCGCCACAATCAGACCGGACACGGTTTTAGGTACACTTACCATAGGACTAGCGCCACAAGGTAAAGTACGGCCTATATAAAAAAATGAAATGTGATATAATTCACACAAAAAGGAGTTTATACCATGCCTACAATTTTAAACAGTACCGGATTTCCAAGGACCCGCCGCCCCGCAATTTACACCCGTGTTGACGCCAGCGCTTTGGCGGGGGGTGATGTTGAAAGTGGGAATATTGCGCTAGTTGGAGATTTCGCATCATTTAAGAGCGCTGAACCGGTTTTATTTTCTAGCCGCCGATCTATGGCCGCTTATAATCAAGCGGACAATGAGCTTGCACTTTTAGCTCAATTAGGATTCTCACCGAGCGACGACCCGAACGCCAATAATGGCGCTGCTTCGATTAGCGTTGTTAATGCAAGAGAAAACTGCACCCAAGCAACCATTGATCTAGGTCCATTAACTTTAACAAGTACAATTTACGGGCTCACAGCAAACCGCTTAAATGCTAGTTTGACAATTAGCAATGATACTCATACCTTAGCACTAAATAGAAACGGGCTAAGTGAGACTTTTGAGATTGAGAATGAAGCGCTTTTTAACATTGCTGCTACAGCTAATATCGAGCTCTCTATCATTGAGGGTGCTTTAACTCTTACTGATACAGATACACAAGAGACTTTAATCTCATTTGACCAAGATGAAGCGCCTTTGATTTCTGACGCTGTAAACTTGCTCAATACAGTGAGCGATATCACGGCAACGCTAGTGGACCCGACGGCTATTAAACTTGACGAGATTGACAAGATTGACTTGACTATTGTAAGCGGTGCAAATGCGGATGTTAAAGCGCCCGCTTATCGTTTAAAACAATCTCTTTCTGCTTCTAACCTAGTGACGGCTACCCTAGACAACTCAAATACTGCTGCTGGTCTAGTTGCGAGTAGTGGTAATGCTTCGGGCGGCTCTCAAGGGAATACAACGGACTTTGAAGCGGCGCTGGCTTCTATTGAAAATGAAAATGTTCAAATCGTTGTGCTTTTTACTGATGATCTTAACTCTCAATCATTTTTAGGGGCTCACTTAACAGCGGCGGCCCGTGCCGGTTATGAGCGCCAAGCGTACACGGCTATTGATAGTAATTCTACACTAGCACAAGTGAAGACCCGTGCGGCTACCTTAAACAATGCTGGCATTGCGCTTTCTTCTCAAAGTGGAGAGCTCATTGACCCCAAGGGGGCCCGCCGCTCTGTAAACAGCAAACACTTAGCTTTGATGTTTGCCGGTATGCAAGCGGGCTCTGATATTGGAGAACCGTTGACCCGCAAGCGCCCGAGACTTTTAAAGGTTTCTCAACAGTGGGATAATTACGCTGATGCTGAACAAGCGCTGGCGTCCGGTACAATCTTTGTGAGCTCTGATAATCTAGGTTTACGCATTGAACGGTCAATCTCTACATATCTCACAGACAATAATCCTATCTATTCAGAGATTAGCGCTTATGAGTCTATTATCGTTTCCTTGCGGGATGTAAGACAAGCACTTGCGGACCAAATTGGACGACCAACAAGAGCAAGCCAATTAAGCTTGATTAGTGGCCGTGTAAATACTCGACTCACAGCACAAGTAAGAAACGGCATCATTAAAGCGTTTCAGAACATTGAGCTTGAAGACCTTGGCGACGAGGTAGCAGTAAGCTATGAGGTTGCAGCGGTAGAGCCCCTTAATTTCATCACAGTGACAGCGATTGCACAACGCATCACAGCTTAGGAGAATAGAAAATGGCAAATGGTATTAGTGGCGCAAGCTGTAAAGTTTTTTTAGCCGGAACGGGTCAAGAAATTGGTTGGGCGACCGGTGTAAATGTATCTGAAAATATCCAAACTCAAAGAGTGGATGTTATTGGCGAAATTGATTCACAAGAAATCATACCGGTACGCCGTACAGCTTCTATGAATGTAGATGCTATCCGTATTCAAAGACAGCCTTTAGAAACATACGGCGCTTGGCAAATTGGAGATACAGGGGCCATTTTGAGCGCCGGTAGTCTAGACTTTGCTGTAATTGACGAAAACACCGGTGAACAAATAGTCTTGCTTGAGGGTTGCAGACCGACTACAAGAACATTTAGAGTGGACAGCGCATCTATTTTTAGTGAGAATCTATCCTTTGAGGTGCGCCGTTTAAAATACCCTACTGAATAAAAACAGGTGATCTATGCTAACCGAGATTAAAACCAACGCAGAGAAACAAGACATATCTAACCAAGAGCAAGAAATTGTAGGATTAGAGCGAGTTTTACATATTGAGTTTGATCTAGGTAGCGAGACATTAAAAGCAGCCGTTGTTTGTAGAATCCTTGACATGGAACAGAAGCTTTTAAGGGATAGGGCTTGCGTTCAGTTAGCCGGCAATGTGCCTTATGACGATTTACCAGCAATGGCAAAAATGCGAGTTTGGGCCCTTGCGACTTGTGCACAGGCACTAAAGGACCCGCCGGCATGGTTGGACGAGTGGATAGGACGGTGTGACCCTTTACTATTTCAAGTTTATGAGGGGGTAGCGGCGCATGAGAGCGCCTTTTTTCGCTTCAACATGGCAGAGGGCGAAGAAGCAGAGAGAAAGCCGATTGTACGGGTTAGTGCGACAGACTTACCCAGCGTTGAGCCCTTGTAGGCTTAACCCGATCATAGCCAACGCACATCCAGCAAGCCTTGTTGAGCGGGTGCTATTGGAAATGAGCGACGAGGACTTTAAAGCAGCACGGCCCGAACACTTAAATAAAATCTATGCTGACAGCCCCGCCAAAACAGGGGTAAAATGGATAGATGAAGCTGAAAAAAGACTATTTGGGGATAAGTGATGCAAGAGACTAGTATCAAAGTAAGTATTGACGATAATGAAGCGATACAGCGCTTAAGAGAAATGGCCGCCCTAGTTGAGAAGATAGGGGACGGCTTAGGGGGAATGGCGTTCCCGCCCACAGGGGCCGGCGGCGGCGGCGGTGGTGGTGGTGGCGGCGGCGGCGGTGGTGGTGGCGGTGGTGGCGTTGGCGGTGCGGGGGGTGGCGGCTTGGGCGAGGCGGCTCGCCTGCTTGCTGGGTGGACTGCGCGGCCCAAGGGTC